ATACTATTACTTATACAAATGCTATTATTACTATTACTTATAATAAATATAGATGATAATATATTTCTATATGAATCTATATATTTATTGAACTTTGCAATATTCTATTTTTATATCCATATTTAGGGATTGATAAAAAGTGCAACTATATATTTACAGTTTTATCATTTGTATTCAAATTTATTACATAGAAGATTAAATAATAAAAAATATATAATATATACCCTAATCTACGGAAAGCTTATATAAGTCGTATGTCATCTCTCTAAGGGAGAAAGGGGGCTACTGCGACTGTCTTCCTCTTCATATTATTTTCAGCTCCCGTAAGAGTTTTGGAACAATTAACATCACTTACAGAGGATTCCTTTGAAATCCTGAATCGGACAGGAATGACATACCGCTTAGTATGCTTAGCATATTTAAAAGTGCTCGCGACAGATGAAGTAGAAGCACTATTGCCATACCCGACTCTTCCAGCTACGCTACCCTCCCCGATAGTACGAGTAAAGCCTGTGCAACTACGAGTAGCACCTCCTCCACTACGCATACCGCCACCGCGCATAATTTCTTTTTCTTGTACGATTTCTTTTTCTTTACTGAGAACCATAAATGTAAGATACATCATTCCGGTATTTTCTGAAGTTTTTTCAATACCGAGCTCTTTATCATCTTCTGTAAGTTCTTCGCCCATAGCCTTAACCCTTGAAGTAGTCCATTGATATTTCGCCTTTCCATTCTGATAAAATACACTGTTATTTGGTTTCCAATGTTCTTCAATAGGAATGGACCACATTACACCATCCCTGTCAATATTAAATGGAGTAATATGACTTTGCTCCATATAGCCCGGTTCATCAAAATCAACCGCAAAACCGAGAGCATAATCATAATTATCATTATTCCTTGAATAAATGTCAGGTTTTTCAATTTTGATGACAATAGGGCCTTCTTCTGCAATTACATAATAGCTTTCAGCATCGCCGGTCTCAAGAGTTTCAATCTCATAACTCTTATTAAATTTCTTGAGCTCTGATTCGTTTTTATAAAGCGCGCTATCATTTCCCTTACCGAATAAAACCTTGAAGCTGACATTAAGCTTATCAGCTGTATAATCAGTATCATAGGCATTGTAAGATAGATTGATAGAGTCGCTAACCCTGACAATAGGAGCGGTAGCGTCGGTAGTAGCTGAAGAAGAGTTCTTGGACATTATAATTGTGTAATTTATACTTTAAAATATACACGATCAATTTTTATAAATATATTGCAAATTGTTAAATATTTATTCCATCAATATTACAACACAAACTCATTTCTATATAATAAATATATTGAGATGCCGTAGTCAAGGCTATTATTATTACAATTATGATGTAATAACACTATAATGCTTTAACATCTTTTTTATATTCTTTATTTAAAATTATTATTAAATATTTAAATGATTCATGTTTAATAGTTATATCATCATAATCATTATTTTTTACACATTTGGACATTTAAAATGCCGATTTAACAGCAAAAAATATCTAAAAGTAGTAAAAATTTGGTTAGGTACATACCGTAGACTATGTGTGAATTCTCGTAAATATGCTGGGTCTTCTTCCTATTGTAAATATACTCTTTACAATATTTAACATATTTTGAACAGCGTTTTTATCTCTATTATGAATTATCTCGCATTTCTGCTTATCCTCTTGATGAGAAAGTAATCCATTAACAGTTATTTTTTATTAACTTTTATATCATTTGGTTTATTAATTTGTCTTGACATAAATGTTGATATTTCACAATTGCAACAATTACATAATTTAGAAGTCCTAAATCCTGCATTCTTAAATATTCTTCTAAACTTTTTACAAATCGTAGCTTCTAACCCGCCTATATTCGCCTATATTACTACTACCTTTATCATAATCCCCCATTATAAATAATACATCATTCGGTTCTCCAAACTTTTTAGAAAAGATATATTAAATAATTGTTAAATAAAAAATAGTACATATCTTAAGAAATTTAAAAAATATTATAAACTTTTATAAAATTATAAAAATGTTAAGATATGTACTCAAAATCAAATCCATTAATTCCTACAAGATCTTAATGAGATATTTTTGTTTTGAAAAATAAAAAAAAGATGAAAAAATGATTTAAATATATTATAATACAATATATAAACTCAATGGGTGATAAAAAGACATTGTCCGAAGGTTTGTCAAGCAGACAAATTAAGTACAGAGAAGATGGACGTCAGCTAATAGATGATAGTAAAATTACAGAAAAAATATTAAAATCATCATTGAATGATATAATAATCCCTTATTGTAAAGAAAAAATAAAAACTTTATTTAATGGAGATATAAAGGTGATATATTCAATATCTTTATATGAATTGCAATGCATTTTTAATAAAAATGGAGGTCCTGAACCAAATATAAATAATAAAAATGTTTGTATGAAGCCAGATGGTGGAATTATATTTGCAATTATAAATGGAAACGAATATCCAATTCTTATAATTGAAGATAAAGTTCAGGGAACAAATGATACAAGAAGAAAAAATGGAGAAAAGAAACAAGCACTTGGCAATGCTATAGAAAGAGGTGCTAAAAATGTTAGAGGTGCAGAAATGTTATTTTCATCAAATCTTAATATATTCCCATATGCTTTATTTGCATCTGGATGTGATTTCCATTCATCCGAAACTATTGCTAAAAGAATAGAAATGATGAATTATGGATATCCTAATCATATAATAGAATTAGAAAAAAATAAAACAAATGATATTGAAAATGAAATAACAACTAATATATTACCAAAAATAGATATCAATAAAAAAAATGGAAAAGATATAATTTCAGTGTTTGTTAAATCACATAAATGGGATGAATTAGATCACGGTTCAAGCAGATGGTCTAAAAATGAATATGCTAAAATATGTTGTAATATTATAGATAAGGTTGTTGTTAAACTTATGGAAATTATTTAGAAGATATTAAATATAATATTTCTAACACCTTATCATCTCTACCTTTAAGATTTCTTGATCCTTTATATGTATCATATTTAATTTCATATTTTTTAACATTATAATTTTTAAATAATTCCTTCCAATCATCGTCTTTAATAATACCTTCATTGTTATATGATATTAATAATCTTTTAGATTTTTTTAATCCATTTTCTAATAAGTTTTTCATAGATACAATTGCTTCGTTTTTGTAATTATAGTTAGATTTATTCCAATTTGTAGGAATACCTGATACTCTTGATATATTAGATGGTTCTTCATTTGTTGCAATTATATTTAACATAAAGTAATTACTACCGTATGGATGTTGATTATATGGAGGGTCTAAATATATAATATCAATATTATTTGGTAAATCATCAATCATAATGTTAACATCTTTATTAAAACATCTTACATTATATTTATCATCACTCCATACAGGTAATTCTAATTTAATATTTTTTAAAATCCTTGAAAGAGCATTTTCTCCTTTTCCACCAAAACAACCAATGGTTCCTTTTTTATGAAATCCCTTAAAAACACCAGATGTATTATTGTTAATACTCGCTTTAATTAATAATGGAACAATACAATATACATAAATATCTTTTTCAGTTTCTTCAATATTATCCTTAATATATTTTCTTAAAGTATCAATAATATGAGCGTTTTCTCTTGTATAAAAACATCGTTCGCCTTCTTTAATATCTTTTGTATTTTTTGGTGCATATAATTTACAAATAATTCCTTCTATAAAAGGACCATTTTCTGCAATATTATTCATAATATCTATATGATAAATAATTCTTTTAATTTGTTCTTCTGTTGGTCTTTCGAGAAAACATTTTGCCATCAAATATGAATATAATTCTAAATCATTTACATATAAATTATCTGCCATATTACTTAATACTCTTGAAATAACATTTGAACCAGCAAAACCATCTACAATATTTATTTTTTCTTTATTTAATGATATTCTTATTTCATCGATAATTTCATATATGTTTAATGCTAATTTTCTTTTATTACCAATACAAGTAAGCATTGTTTGATAAATAAACTTATCGTTCATTATTATTATATACTTTAATTATATTTTTAAATCAATTTTTTATTTTATAGTTAAATATAAATAGTACATCTCTTAAGAAAATTATAAAAATATTAAGATATGTACTCAAAATCAAGTTTTCTAACATAATTATATAAATATAACTTACATTTATTATATAAATATGAATGATAGTAAAAAAAATATTAAAAAATATAGATGATAATTGCTCTATTTATAATAAAAAGAAACCAGATTTTACTAAAATTTTAAATTGTAAAAATATGAATATTATGGTGTCTCAATAACTGCTAAGAATCTTCTACGTATTTTTATAATAATTATAGAAATGGCTATAGTCAAGGATATTATTATTACAATTATTGTGTATTAAAAAGAAATCAGATTTTTTTGAAAATTAAAAATATGAATATTCAAGTGTCTCTTGAAATGCTCTGAATCTTCTAAGAATATTTATGATAAGTATTAGTACTGGCGAGGGGCTTCTTGGAATACTCAAAGAATTTTTGTATTTGTATAAGAATAAAGGGGGAAGATGGAGGAGTGGGTGTATTTGTCTATTTTGAGGAGTACAATAATTGTCGGGTTCATACTTTTCATAAGGTACGATGATTCCCCTAAGTATATATTTCCAATTATGATAAATATAATAGTAGGCTTTATAAGTTTGATATATTTCCTATATTTTTATAGTAATGATAAAAATATTACAGATATAATAAGTAAGCCAAAATATTACATATATTCTATAATATTATTCGTCGTATCACTAATAGGCTTCTATATTATAAAGATATCTCCCAACCCTGCTTATTATAGAACTTTTGCTGTTTATGAAATTATACTGCTATTGCTTGTTACATTGTATTATAATAAATACTTTAATATAAATTATCAAGGTATATTAGGTATCATTTTAGGCTGTATATCAATACTCCTTATTACAGTAGATAATATAATATGAAATGCTATTAAATGCTATTAAATGCTATTAAATGCT